GTTGCCGTCCCACTCGTGCCCAAATTCGGCCTCATGGGATTCGGTCAGGCGGTACTCGTTTTCGGTCTCGGTGCAGGGACGGATGGTAGCAGTCATAATCTTCATTGTAAGTCCCTCCTCTTAATCGCACAGGTCCCGGGGATCCACTTCATGGAATTCCCCGTTTTCGTACCGGGTGTATCCGCGCTCGGTCTTCCCGCCCCTGTAATCCTTCTGGCCGAAGGTGTACAGGCGGCCTTCCACAGGATCGGACACGTACAAGTTTCCAGCCTCGCCCTTGCCGTAGGCTCCGGTGTAGCCGCCAACCTTGCGACTGAAGTCAGGCTTGGTTGTACCGGGGATCACCTCAGCAATCCAAGGGTTGCTGTACCGGCGGTGATTAAAGCTTTCGTAGGTCTTGGCGGTTTTCATTGTAATTTCCTCCATTTTGGTAGTTGATTTTCTTCTGCCGTTTGTGGTAAAATGGAGGCGGCTTGGACGGCAGGATCCTCACCGCCTCCGGCTGTGGTTTAGGCTCCCCGTGCTTTGGTCGGCTTGGGGGAGCCTATTTTATTGGGATGTTTTTGCCTCCCGGACGATCCGGGCCGCATCCTCTGGGGTGATCGCCTCGGATTCGATCCGCTTTGCGATCGTCTCCAGGATGGCATCCCATTGGGCGTTGGTCATCTGGTCCATGTCCTTTCCTCCTGCCTTAGATTTGTCGGTGGGCTTCCCGCCTGACACCTATAGTATACAGCAAACGCTGTATGTTGTCAAGCGTTTTGTCAATATTTTTCTAAATTTTTTTAGAATTCGCTTGACGACGCGCATTGGATGCTGTATACTGACATTGTAAGGAGGGATGGCTGTGACTACAGAGCAGATGATCAAAATGGCGCTATCGTACACCGGCGTCAGCCAAGCAGAACTAGCCAGGCGTATCAGCACAACACCATCGAATCTGAATCAAAAAATCAAGAGAAACACTCTGACGCGGGAAGAATTATCAGAAATAGCTACAGCCCTGGGGGCAGAATTTGTATTCCATTTCCGCTTCCCGGACGGCCAGGAAATTTAATGGACTGAACTATCCGGAATCTCCGGATGGTTGCTGCCCATCGCCCCTGCAAAGGGGCGCGAATTGAAACGTTGGAAGAAATAGGAACGTGTTTGTCTCCGTCCCCTGCGAGGGGAAGACTTGAAACATGCCACCTCATGGGGGGGATTCCACCCCATGAGGAAAGCGGCCCCTGCACAAAGCAAAAATCCCCCTCCCAGCAGCCAAAACTGCGGGAGGGGGATAATTTTATGCCTATTTGCCGGAAAGCTGCTTGAATGCCTGATTTACGCCGGTAGCGGCCAGCCCAGACGCCGCACCAACTGCGGCGGCAGTAATCGGGTCGCCGGCCGGGAAATCCGGCATGCCGATGTACAGGGCGGCGATTCCCAGCAGCAACCCCGCCACGCCGCAGGTCACGGGGATCCACTTATTATCCAGGCCGGTGGCCCGGACGATGAGACCCACGATGTAGCACATGACAGTGATGGCTACCACAGTCGCAATACCAAAATCCATATTGATACCTCCAAATTTAATCATCGTGCAGGGCATGTACACCCAGCGAAGTCAAAAAATCCTTTTGCCGATGCTTGATATCGGCTGCATACTCCAAAGCCCTGTGCATATCCCCGTTGCAATGCGCATCCGGGATCCGCTGCACCGCCTTGGCTGTAGCCTCCCCCAGGGCAATGGCCGCCGTGGTGGACTGCAGCAACATCACATCCAGCTTTTCCCGGCTACGCTCCAGCTCTTCGGCCTTTTTCTCCCGGCGCATAATGCGCCGTTGGAGTGCCCAGGAGCAAAAGGCCGTGATGGCCGTAGGAATGCCCATGGCTGCCAAAAATGCAATGATCATATGATCTGCCATTGATTGCGTCCCCCCCTACCCCAGGAGGGCGTTGACTCGCTGCTGCACAGCGGCATAGTCGTACCCGGCGGCGGTCAGACGCTTTTCTCGCTCCGCGCCATTGCCCCACAGACCGCGCAGCACCTCTCTGGCAATTTCATCCACAGACTTTTTGCTGGGAATTTTGATCTGCTGCCCGACCCGGATCAGATTGGGATTGCTGAGGCCGTTGTAGGCCGCCAGGGCCTGATAGGTAAGACCATACTTGGATGCAATGCCAGACAGAGTGTCACCGCTTTGCACGGTGTAGACGGCGCTCTGGCCGCCATACACCATTTTGCCGTCCCCGCCAAAGACGGCATAGCCGGGATGCTGATCAGCGGCGCGCTTGGCGTTGTCCAGGACGGCATAGGCGCCAATCTGGCTCTTGGCGTCCGCCCAGGACTTTCGCACCCGGTAAAGCTGCTCGCTGCCGGAAGGCTTGTCCGACTGCCCCAGGCGATCGTTTACCGCCTGGGCGATATACGGGAATTTGCTTTCCAGGTAGGGACCAGGGCAGGCTGTAGCGGCAAACCATTTATGCATAGTCAGGCTTCCGCCCTTATCGCCGGTATAGTTCAGCCGCTGGATGCCATTCCGGCGGCAGATATCCACGCAAAGATCAATCAGGCTTGCCAGAGCGGCGTCGCTCACGTGCCAGTCCGGCGCACCGCCATCGTTGGCCACCTCGATGGTCACGGCCACATGGTCGTTGTCGGCGTTGGAGCTACACCAGGAGCGGTCCCGCTCGTCCACAAATTGGCCAATATGCCCCTTGCTGTCGATGCCATAGTTCGCACTGGCCTGCCGTCCGGAGTTGGCAAAGATGTTGCCGCACTGCTCCAGTGTGAGGTTGCCCGCCATGTGGTGGATGGTGATTTTGGTGATAGGCTTGTTCCGGGGGCTGGTCCGGTTGGGGCTGATGTGGGTGTAGGTTACAAGGTTACTGTTGCTCATGATTTTATCCTCCTGTTATGTTATGATGTTTGTTAGGGTGTCATTGCCGCCTCCGGCCGCCAGCAACGCCGGGTACATGGCGGGGCTCATGGCACTACCTCCACATACAGCCCCACCAGCTCTGCCAGAGCATTGTAAACAGGCTGTCCAGTACTCCGGGTGCACCGATACAAAATGCCGTTCTGGGAGTAGTACAAGCCCTCAGAGAGCTCCATATTCCCGTCGTAGGGGATAGGATCATATTTGCTCCCGTCGTGCGCCTCGTTGATGTACTCCCACAAGGACGGGGCGTTTTCTGGCTCCCAGCCTGGCTGGCTGGTATGCTTCTGGCGACAGCGGCAGAGCCTGCCTCCGTACTGCACCTTGTATTCAGCTGGATACTCCGTTCCAGGGGCCCACTCTGGGTAAAACTCCCGGCTCCGCAAGGCCGTTGCATCATCCAGAGGCAGGCTGTTGATTTGCTGAGCCAGCAGCATGCGCGTTACTTCTTCAGCCGTAAGCGGACGGTGGCGTTCGGCTGCGGCCGCTCTTGCGGCATCTTCTTCAAATGCCTCCAGTTCCTCCAGCGTAGCGTCTCGGTATTCTCCGTTTTCAAGTATCGTCATGCCCGCACCCCCATGATTTTGATATTAGTTCCTGCCCCGATCACCATTCCGCCAACAGCGGAGAACGCAAAGTTTCTCAGAGTCGACTCCACAGTGGCAATCCACCCGGTATGCCTAGTGCCAGTCGTCTGATAGGTGTTATTGTTGTTTGAGCTAGAGTCATGCCAGATAAGTCCATCAGTTATCGCTTCGAGGGACGATGCGATAAACCTGCTTGTTTCGGCACCAACCACCGGGAGATTCGGAGAATAATAGTAAGTAATACCGTTTACACTCAATTCTCCGTTGGCAGATTTCGTATTTGTTTCCGATCCAACCGCAGATACCATAATCTTTGCTTTACGGAGTCCGAACGGTTTATTGTCTTTGTCTTTGCTGATTGCAACAACTTGGACATCGGCTTCTACTGTGATGTTGGCAATTTCTTCCCATTCCAATGCATCCAGCATCATCCATTTGTTGTAATTTTCCAGACATACAAACTGATGGATGCCCTTTGTCAGGGATGCCGGATCAATAGCCGACATGCTCCGGTAGACAATTGCACCGACAACTCCATTGACGTCAAGCGTCGGGTTCTTGGCCGTGTTATCATTTGTGAACTCCACAGTGACGATACTACCGCCGACAATAGGGCTTGTGATATAGCCCTGCTCTACTTTAGCGGCAACGTTTGCTGCCGTGGTGCATACACCAGCGGACGGAGCAGCATTGCCGTCATTTGAGATATTGGCAATCTGCTCATCCACATATCCCTTTGACGCCGCGTCTGTATCTTCGACAGGATCATTCACGCCACGCAACCGGTTTCCGCCAAAATCAACATTGATATCAGCATCTGTAGTGAGTCCAGATGTGAGGTTAAGGCTGGTAAGCTCAACATCTCCTTGCAAAAACTCACGTAGGTTTTTGATTGCATCGCCAGCGGCTTTTGCATCTGCCGCGCTCCCCTCCTGGGTAAGGGTCTTGTCCAGCGTTACGGGTCCGGTGGTGTCACTCGGATCCAGCAAAATGGCCCCGCCACTTAGCAGTAAAAAGTGATGTACCTTTTTCGCCAGTGCGTCAGCACGTGCCGAGGAATAAGTCCTAGAATCAATAATAGCATGCGACTTATTGGCTATTGTCAGCGATGCTCCATTGGCTGTGTTCCCAGGGTTTTCAAAGTTGACGGCCAGTACCGAACCAATAGCTGCTGGATCAAACCCGGCAGAAAGTGATCCGACTTCTTTTATTGGACTGCTCCCCGCAGAGGCGCAGGTACCATAGCCGGACGCCGGTATCTTAACGGCACCAACCTGGCCATTGACTGATGCAACATCGCAGGATCCTGCCGGGCCTTGGGGACCAGGCTCGCCGGGGTCGCCCTTGTC